AGAAGACAGTTCAAGAGCCGGACAAGTTCAGCAGAGAACGGACAATGACCAGCAGACAATTATTGATGTTATTGTTGCAAACATACGCAATGGCGGTGAAGTAGCAAACGCTATGAGTGGAACTTACGGATTGGCAAGACAAGGATATTAAAAGATGGAATATTACCCCAATACTTTACCTAAATTTTTACAAAGCAGTTACAGTCTCAAACGTTCACCGTCGGTTATTCGTACTACCATGACGAACGGAACTGTAAGACAGCGTTTGCTATCAGTTGACGCACCGCATACACTGTCAGTCAATCTACAGTTCAATAACATCACTGACTATCAAACATGGTTAAACTTTTACGAAAACTCAATCAATCACGGGTGCGACTGGTTTATTGCACCTATATTAAATGACCGATTAGAAACCACAGATCCGATTATTGCAAGAAAAGTGCGTATTCAAAACGGGCAGATTACAGAGTCTTTGAATTGCCGAAACAATATCGGTGCGTGTTACAAAATCAGCATGACTTTAGACGTTGATAATGTAGAGTTCGATCAAGCATGGAGCGAATATTATGCCTAGAGTTTTATTTGACATTGATTTTTCAAATCAGAGTTTTAACAATTCCGCAGACGAAACAGACTGGATATTGTCTCCGGCAAACACTTTAATCATTCCGGAGACTGCAACTTATACAGCGCGTGATACAAATGTTTATGTACTGAATTGCGGTATATATAGTAGCGGTAACGGCGGACGTAATCTTTGCTTCGTTTCCCGAAAGTCACGGATAATTAAAGAATACGAATTAGAGATTGAATTTTCAAATCGTGTTGGAGCAAATCCGATTAATATCAATGATGTGGTTACGTTCAGTGAATATGAATTAACGGTTGACGGAACTAGCTACATAATAGGCGATTACTTTTATAGTGACGATTACCACAAATACAAACTCAGACGCGAGGGAACTAATCTTTACTGCTATATAGATAACAACCTTGTCTATACTTACGACGATACAGCCGAAAAATGCCTATTGCAAGGGAAATTGAATTTTGCTTGTTTATTAACTGTAAGTTATTCAAATGTTAATCATACTCAATACGTCAAGGCTACAGAATTAACTGTAGCACCGTACATAACTGCAAGTTCAGATCAAATCACAGCCGGAGACTCAGTTCAACTAACTGTTAACGGTTCCGCAGTATCTTACTTATGGTCAAACGGTGAAACTACTGCAAGCATTATAGTTGAACCTACAACAACAGCCATTTATACATGTGATGTTACAACCGCAGACGGGCAGATTACTTTATCAAAAACAATTCGTGTAAGTGCGAATGTAGTTTACGGAACACGGGGCGCAGTTGATGATGATACACTTTTTTTAATGAACTTTGCAGACGGTAAATTGAACGTATTAAAAGGTACACTGATTAACGCAAACTGCATTGATGATCCGTATTACACAGAGCATTTAGAAGTTGACGGGGTATCAGTTGTAAACGGTCTGCCATGGAATGATCGAAATAAAGCAGTTTATTATAACGGGGTTAGACCTCCGTTTTTCGACAATTCATTTTGGAAAAACGCAACTCTGCCGTTGGATTTAACTTTTGAATGGACTTTGTACACACCGGAAGCTAACGCGAACGGATGCTACTGGGAACGGTTCCCATTGTATTTAGGAATAAGAGATACATCAAACGGTATGCCACAAAAAAACGGAAGCATCAATTATGGCACGATTAATATAAGCGGTTATCCGGACAGCAACACACCAAAACCGGATGGTTCGCAGATGTGTTGGAGATTGAGAGGAGCCTATAATGATTGTGTTGTTATTCTGCAAGAGGGTGAAAGATTACCATGGCTTGCTTCAATGATTATCGGTAACGGTTGGAGCGCCCAAGGTTGGCACCATATAGCAATGGAGTTATCGTTCTATGAGTGGAATAGCAAGGTATGCTCAGACGTTGTTATGTACGTTGACGGTGAACAGATAAAAACATGGCATCAAGAATGGACTACAAACAATTTTTCAAACCGTTTTTCATTTGTTGAAGAGTGGTTTACTTTTATGACCGAGAGTAGAGGGACGAATTATCATAACTGGTATATGTCGGAGATGTGCATCACAAAAGGCAGAAAATACAATGGAACTTTTGAACTGCCTAGAAACTTTTATAAAAATTACATCACACTTGCAAATGACGTACTGCCGGAAAAGAACCCCGAACCGAACTTTACAGAACTTGCGATTGTCAATGCACAGGGCACAGATGCACCCGTAATGGCAATCAAGATTGATTGTGAAAGTTTGTCAAAGCCTATTTGTTTTGCTCAGAGTTATCACGATTTTGTAGCTAGAGACGATCAAGGCAAACTGCAAGAGTTTCAATCATCGGGTATTCAAATCAATCTGCCGGAAAGAACAAATCAAAGTGGTTCAGCCTTATCTTTTGGAGTAGGTTCAATCAGCGGTGAAGTTATGGAATTGTGCAATACTGTTATGAGTGGTGCTGTTCCATGCTATTTAACATTGTTGGAGTATCTACCGTTCGATACATCAAGAGAGTATGATGGTGATACCGCAGTTTCACCTATCTACACATTAAAGCTGTTTGTTACGAGTTGTCAAATTACAACCAAAGGGGCAACAATAACGGCAGGGTGGCACGATACTTTAAATGCGAAGTTTCCATATAAAAGGTACACCGCTAAACAGTTCAAGGGGTTAAGGTATGTCTGTTAATATCGAAAAATATTTACACAATATTCATACCCCTAACGGCAGAAAATACCCGTATTTGGATTGTTGGGGTTTAGTCTGTTATGTTTATAAAAATGAATTAAACATCGAACTAGACTTATGCACAGACTGTCAGAAAAACACTATGACAGTCGGGTATGAAAAAATAAAAGGGTTATTTAGCGAGGTTAAAACACCGCGAGATTTTGATGTTATTTGCTATTTTAAACACTCTGTTTTAGTTCATGTAGGGTTATACATTTACGGTCATATATTGCATACAGATAGCAAAAAAGGCAGTTGTTTTGAGTCATTTAAAATGAATCCTTGCATGAGAATTTTTAGACACGAAAAAATGAGGTTGTTCTATGAGAGTTAAAATATATAACAGTATTGATTTAAACAATCCGCTAAGAGATTTTGAAGTTGAACAAACTAACCTTACCGTTTTAGAACTACTAGAACACTCATTACAGAGATTAAATTTACAGAATTTAAAAGATAATGTAACCATATATTCAGACGGGCAGGAAGTACCGTGTGATTTATGGGCGGTATTCAAACTGAATAAAACAAAGTGCCTAAAATTCGTTATTAAACCACAGGGTTTTTTTAGTATCGCAATGATTATCATAGCGTTAGCCGTTGCAGTTTACACAATGGTGATGCTGAAAAAGCTGAAAACAAATGATAAGAGTCAAGAAAGCGGTTCAAGCATTTATGATCCAAACGCTCAGGGAAATAAAGCGAAATTGGAAGATCCGATACCCGAACAGTTTGGCTTGGTTAAAGCATTTCCCGACTATATCTCAGACAAGCATTATTTTTACAAGGATAATGTACGCTATCTGTCTATGTTACTCTGTCAAGGGGTTGGTTATTATGACTGGTCACTGAATACAATGTATATCGGGAGTACCCCGATTTCGTCATACGTTGGAAGTGATATTGATGTGTTGGTAGCAGATCCAAACACTGACATTTCAAGCCATGATGCTCATAGATGTTGGTTCAATTCAACCGAGGTAACAGCAAGTGGAAAGGAAGTTCCGGCTACTGACAGCAACAGCAGAAAGCGAGGTGAGTTAATATCTGAAACCTTTACCCTTAACGGCTTAAATTTAACTATGTCTAACGGTCATGAGTTAGTCTCCGGTGATATTATCAGACTGTATAATTTGAGCGGTCAAGACAGAGCAATAAACGTATCTGCCGTTGAAACAATCCAAAACTCAATCCGTTGCTATGTATCTGATTATCCGCAGAATTTAGAAAAGGCGATAGGTTGGAATTGTGAGTTATCTATCAGTCAAACCGATGGAACAACAACGGTATCAAACACCTACAATGTATCATTCCAGAATTACGGAACGTCAACAGATAAAGGTAAGTTCATTGATGTATCGTTGACAGCCATCTCACTTATTGACGGTTACACTGTTACTGCCGTTCTTACATTCAAGAACTTTGTTTATAACGACGCTGATTTAAACAGCACTCACGTTTTAGATAACGGCTATTATGAGATTCAAGCTGTGAACGGTAACACATTCACAGTTTTAGCCGTAGACAAAAACGGTATATCTTATTCTAACACGGTTGGTTGGGGTGGATTCAGTCACAATAGAACGTCGGGAGGATTGCTAGAACTCGTTGATACAAGCAGGGCTACAAGCAACGCAAAAT